TATAATGGCCCCTGAACCCAGTTTCTTTAAATCAGGATCACGTGTTTCTAAGTCAATTGCAATCTCATCCGCTTTTCTTAGATCAGGAAATTCTGTAGGTGCTACCCATTCTGTAGTCGGCATTAACATTATTTTTTACCTTTTGTATCTTTCAGTTTTTTAATTTCTAATTCACAGTAATGAATTACTTTTTCTAAATCTTGTATGCCATTTTTATTCATGTAACGACACACATACTTTATAACGTTTCCCTGAAAAAAGGAAAGGTCGTTCTTAGAAATGAATTCATAGGGTTGAATGTGAAAGTCTTTATAGTGACTCCCCCCTATCTGCTTATCTTGTGGAAATGCTTTATCAAACATATCTTTATTGCTCATTTTAATACCTCCATTATGTTAATTATAAAAAATGTTAGTGTTATTGTTATTAGTATATCGCTTGTTATTATTCTCATGTTTATCCTTTTGTTGTAGCAGTTATTGATTTGGTGATGAGTAAGATTGGGAGTCGAGAAACCAAATCAATTTTATACGACGCTGCTTTACCGCCGCTGAGTATAGTCTCTATCCCGTTCTGTTTATACTTATTGTATAATCTAGTTAAAGTGTTTGTATTCATTCTTTTTTGTTTTACCTTTTAATTTATATAAATTATTTCTTGCACGTGTTGCTCCTACGTACCAAACTCTATGTTCTTCATCATTCTTTTCATCACTTTTCTTAACTGATTTCTTTATTGTTCTTCCTAAATCTAAACATAAAATAACATTATCTTCTTCACCACCTTTAGCTGCATGAATTGTAGAAGCATATATACGAGCATCTTCATCTAAATTTTCACCATTTATAAGCATTTCCTTAATGTATATTCTGTCTGATAATTTAGTTTGTTCAAACGCTTCAAACCAATCTACATTATTGTTCCATTTTTCTTTAGGTAAACCAATAAATTCTGCTATCTGTTTGATTTCTTTTTCTTCTATTTCTATTCCTCTGCACCATGAATTATAATTTACAGATGCATTATATAATCTTACAGGAAAACTTTTACCTTTGTTACTTTGATAATATAAATTTCTTTTTCTTAACTCTTCAATAATTTGTAATAATCTATGTGTTGTTCTAGTTAATATTAAATATCTATTTTTTGTTAGATCTATTTGATCTAAGTTGTTTATTCTTAAAGACTCACCTTGATAGTTTCTTGGATAATAAATTTTTTTTTTTCTTAAACCTTTAATTCTTTCTAATGGTAATTCAGATTCTTCTTGAACTGCTTTAGATACTCTTTTAGAATATTTTAAAACTTTTTCTTTTCCAGGTTCTTCAATAAATCTATCTACATCTGCACCTGCCCACGCAAAAATAGCTTGATCATCATCTCCTGCTAAATACATATCTTCTGTATTTTCTTTTAATTTATCAAATAATTTCCATTGCAATGGAGATAAATCTTGAGCTTCATCTATAAATATAGTTTTAAATTTTGGTAAGTCAGGTTTATTAATTAATTTTTCAATCATGTCATTAAAATCTAATTTACCTGTAATTCTCTTATATTCTTTTAAATTTTTATCTAAATTATCTAATATATACCATTCTATCTCTTTTTTATTATGTTCACTTCTATCGTATTCTTCTCTTATATCGATGTCTCTATTTATTGCTCTACCAATCATTTTAAAATATGGACTATCAATGTTTAAATAAAAAATTTCTTCTTGATTATATTTATCGTAATGTTTAACTTTTATATTTAATTCTTTTCCTATCTTAACATAATCGTCTGGTTGCATAACCATAGAGTCATTTAATTCTAATTGTTGAAAAGCAAAAGAATGAAGTGTTCTAAAGTAATTTAAATTATCATTTTCTACAGGCATTCTTTCTTTAGCAACCTTAGCTGCCTTTTTAGTAAAAGCAAAGTAACCTATTCTATCTAATGGAGTTCCTACTCTAATGTATGCTTTAGCTCTACTAATTAGCTTATGTGTTTTACCTGTTCCTGGAGGACCAAAGTATTTATATATCATTATACAATTTCTTCTGGTTTTTTAAACTCAGCTAATTCAACTATGTCAGCATCGTCTTCATCTTTTTTAAATAAATACAATGGTATAACTGCACAACCATTTACACCTGGATAAGGTTTATCTGTTTTTTTATCTTTACCAGGAAATCTTTTCTTTTTACCAAACTGTGGTTTAGGCATATGATCTTTTTCTTTTTCAAACATTTTTTCAATCATATAAGAAGTTCTAGAAGAATCTTTTTTCCATTCATTGTCTTTTAAATCATTAAAAAATTCATCGTACACAAAGTAAGCATAAGTATCATCTTTTAATACATTACCACTTTTAAAAGAGTTATGACTTGTAGCTTCTGTACTATGTATATAATCTTTTAAATGTTTCTTTAGTATCTCCATAGGTGTGGTCCCTGGAGCCGGTTGCACTGTATCAATGGTCGAGAATAATGCTTTTTGTATTTCAAAGAAGTCCATTCCTTTTATAGGTGGAGGTGGAAAATCTGCTTGAGCCATTATCAAACCTCTTAATTCTTGTTGATCTTTTATTTTATTTACATCTTTTGCATGTACTTGAACTGTTTCTCCATCTTCTCTTTCTACTGTAAAATAGTATTCAGGGTCAGGTTTAAAATCTACTTTGATTAAGTTAGTCATCAATGGCCAATTAATTTTTTTATCTGAAATAATTCCAAACTTTCTTTTTACACATTCTGATTTAATACATACTGGTGCCAGTAAATCATCATGACAAGTATGTCCTTTTTCTTGTTTCTCCCAACTTTTTATTTTCTTTTCAATATAATTATCAGTCCATATTTGATCAAATTCAAAATAATTTCTACCTGCTTTTAAAACCATCTTACCCCAATTGTCGGGATATTTTTTCTTAGCCATAACCATGTAGTTGTATAAAAATCTGTCTCTACCATCTTTCATTTTGTTTTTAGATAAAATTTCTAAACATGGTGGACCATCTTTAAATTCTTCTGCACCACCTGTTAATTCTTTTCTAATTAAATCATTAGATATGTTTTCTAATTTTTCGATATCAGCTTTATTTATTTCTACAACTTTTAAAAATAAATCTAATGGTATTTCTTTACCAGAAGGATCTAATGCTACTCTTTCACTTTTATTAAAGTAAGGTAGATTTATAAAATTACCGTTGACTTTATTACCATTTGTATCACTTCCTAGTTTAGTTTGCTTAGGAAATATTTCTGTTGTTATTGGTAGTTTAAATAAAAATAATACTTGTTCTAAAAAATCTCTGATAATTTTAGCTTTAACAAATTCTTTAGTAAATAAATATAAATGAAGTCCATTACTTTTTGATTTAATTGGTATTAGTGGTAATTCTTTTTCTTGAATAATATCTAGATATTTTTTTATATCTAGGTCTTTATACACTTTAGGATCAATATCTATTGCACCAAAACATGCTAAACCATTATCATCACAAGGTTGAATACCTATAGATTTTTTTCCATGTAAGTGAAGTCTGTAATCATCTTCAGTAATTGGTTTACCTGACCAACCATAATCACCTGCATTAAATTTTATCTTACCTGTGCTAGGATCTTTATATCCATTGTTTATATTACAAAAACCAAAATTACGTTGTAACCCCGTAAAACATTTTATAAAATCATTCATCTTTATATCCATCTATATTATTTGTAGAGTGGCAACAGTCTCCCGTCGCCACTCCATCTCCGAAGTATTCACTTAGTGAATTATATAATATCTTCAGTTTTTGGTTTATCGCTTTTCTCATATTCAGGTTTAGCACTACCTTTAGACACAGATTTTTGAAACTCCTGTGCCATTAAATATAAGTCCGCATCTTCTTTTTTAGATACGTCTAAAGCTCTATTCATAGATGGTTTATAAACATGCCAACTTTTACTTCCTGCAACTTTACCAACAGTTTTTAAATTATATACTGCTGCATAAGCTGCTGGGTTGTAAACACCTTTGTCATCTTTAAATCTAAGATTTTTAATCAACTGATTTAATTCTCTTGCAGGTGTTAAGTTAGATGATCTCATGGTAATTACTGCAGGTCTAGGTTCATCACCTAAAACTATTACATAAAAGTATGCAGTTTTTTCTAAGTAGTTACCATTGGTCAGTCTATACTTACCGTTTCTTTCTTCAACAGCATCACTTGGTACAGTTAAATGTGTTGCAACAGGTGGAGCCGCTGTGTCTCCCATTTCCTGCCATTCTGGAAACCTTGTTTGCACATGTGCAACAAGTAAGTCTACACCTTGATTACCATCTATTAATGTACCTAAACCTTTTGCATAAATCATACCAGGTTTAGAACCTTCTACGTATTTAGCATTAGCTTGATTACATTCAGGTGATAACTGATGTAGGATTTTTAAAATCGGTGTTGACATATCGTCCGATTTTATTTCTTCACTACCTCTTCCAGAGTCTCCTCTTAGATTGATAGTAGATAATGCACCTGCATTATCTTTCTTAGTCATAGCATTTGTATTTGCCATAGTTATATCTCCTTATTGAGTTATTAGTTTATTTTTTATTTTTTAAATACGTTTGATTTCCATCAAATGTATTGAATAGTTCTTCCGGAACTTCTTGACCTTTGTCTTTCCATTCCTTCATAACTACTTTGAGTGTCGATGGGTGAACTTTCTCCTCTTGGATAGGTTCATACCCATTCGACCTCGCAAGGCCAGCGTAATCGACAGCCTTGTTATCTTCGCCTTGACCAAATGATACAGTAATATTATTTTTTACTATATCACCTAAGCCATTGTCTCGAAGCCAGTGTATCGCCTCAGCTTTTTTGTCAGCTTTCATTGAGGCACTATAAATTTTTTTAACAGTTAACTCTGAACCATCTTTTAATTTTAAACTAGCAAGGTTCATGTCTTCCATTAATTTTGGAATTATATTACAGCTAAAGTATTTTTCATCTTCTTTAAGATCTTTAACTCTATCTTCCAAATCTTTTATTTGTTGTTGTATGGATTGTAACTTTTCAACTTCAGTTGAAAGTTTATCTGGATCAACGTTATTAGATTGATCAGGTGCATCTTTACGCATATCTATAATCATATATTTTCTCCTAAATTTAACTTTTTAACTTTCATGGCCTTAGTATAATCACTGATAAGTGATTTGTCAAGTTTACTTTTGATGAATATTTATTTCTATTGGGTAGTAAGTTTTTTCTTGTCTATCCCATTTAAGAAGTTTAAATTTTCCATTAGTCATTTCTGAAGCAATTGCACAAGTTACTCCAATAATAGCAGGATCACCATTCAATAGTAAATAATCATTTTCTGTAAAATCTTTTAATTTTTGTCTAATACTAAATATAAAAGGTCCAGGTGAAAACATTATTTGTTCTAATGCTTTAAACATTATTTTAATTTCACCATATTTTCTTGCACCCGTAATATTATATTTAGGTTGTCCTGTAAATTTATCTATAGGGATATCTTGTAGTAAGTATACGTTACTATTCATGATTGAGTTTTAAATTTTTCATTTGACTTCTTCCTTTTTTTATATTATTATTACAAATAGAAAGAAAAGTAAATAGAATATTATGAATTATAAATTTAAGACTAAGCCGTATGAACATCAATTAGATGCATTAAAAGCATCTTGGGATAAAGAAAATTTTGCGTACTTCATGGAAATGGGTACTGGTAAATCAAAGGTATTATTAGATAATGCCGCAATGTTATATGATAAAGGCCAGATAAATGGCCTCCTTCTTATTGCACCTAAAGGTGTATATAAGAACTGGTATGATCAGGAGGTGCCAGTTCATCTTCCTGATCATATTCAAAAGAAAATGGTTTTATGGAAATCATCAGATAAATCAAAAAAACAAAAACAAATATTAAATACTTTATTTGAACCAGGTGTAGATTTTCATATTTTAATTATGAATGTTGAAGCTTTTTCTTCTGGAGATGGTGCAGCTTTTGCATATAAATTTTTATCATGTCATAAATCAATGATTGCAATTGATGAGTCCACTACAATTAAAACTCCAACATCTAATAGAACTAAAAATATTTTAGCATTAAGAAATCATTGTAAGTATAGAAGAATATTAACAGGTTCACCGGTAACTAAATCACCATTAGATTTGTTTTCTCAATGTGCCTTTCTTGATCCTTGGCTCCTGGGACATGATTCTTATTGGACGTTTCGTTCTCGTTATGCGAAAATGAGAAAGATAGAAGTTAATGGTAGAAGGGTAGAAATAGTTACGGGATACATGAACCTTGGTGAACTATCAGATAAAATAAAACCATTCTCTAAAAGAATATTAAAAGAAGATTGTTTAGATTTGCCAGAAAAAACTTATGTCAAGCATTATGTTGAGTTAACTGCAGAGCAAAAGAAAGTATATACACAAATGAAAAGAGAAGCAATTGCTTTTTTAGATGGCAAAATGCAATCTTCAGTAACTGTTATGACTCAATTAATGAGACTACATCAAATTACTTGTGGACATTTTACTGCTGATGATGGTACCATAAAAGATTTACCTTGTAGTAGGCTTGGTGAATTAATGAACATACTTGAAAATGTAGAGGGTAAAACTATTATATGGTCTCACTATACACATGATGTAAAAAGAATTATCACTGAAATAAAAAAAGTGTATGGAGAAGATTCTGTTGTAGATTATTTTGGTGAAACTGACACTGATGCAAGATCAGCTAATATTAAAAAATTTCAAAACGATGATAACTGTAGATTTTTCGTAGGAACCACTCATACAGGTGGTTATGGTATTACATTAACTGCAGGTAGTAATATGATTTATTTTTCAAATGGTTATGACCTTGAAAAACGTCAACAATCAGAAGCACGTATTGATCGTATAGGTCAAACTAAAAAAATGACTTACATTGATATAATGACCCAAGATACTATTGATGAAAGAATTGTAAAAGCTCTTCGTAATAAAGTTGATATTGCAAATACAATTATGGATGAAGATTTTAGAGAATGGATATAGCGATTATAGTCCCCACTATAATCAATCCCGGCAGCTGAGTGCCTAACCTCCCAAAATAACTACAGTTTTTCAAATAGTATAACGATGATAGTAAACATACCTGCTACTAAAGCAGTCATTGCATAACGCATATGATTTTTAATTTCTTTAATATCGTTTTCTATTCCTGAAATTTTTTGATGAGTTTGTTTTTGCATGATACGACAAAGCTTTTCATGTGATTCTATTTTCTCTAATGCTAGATCTTTTTTAGCCATTAATAACCTGTTCTTCCTCTACCAGTTCTATTAGAAAAATTTTCATTAGTGCCTGTAGATCTGGATCCAAAACCTCCACCTCTACCATCTGTAAATCCTTGCTTGTCAGCACGTTCGTATACATTTGGATTGTTAAATCTTGCTCGATTAGCAGTATCTTCTCTTGCAAATCTTTGTAATTCTGCAATTTTTGCTCGGCTAGCATCAGTTTGAGCTCTTTTTCTATTTGCTATTCTTTCAATTCTTTTTCGTGCGGCGTTTGCTAAACCAAATCCCCCTTCAGGAATTATTCCTCCAGAAATTTTATTTAAAAAATCATTACCATATACAGGATTATATCCTTTCATAATTCCTGAAGCAAGAGAGTTTGAAGATGTTAAACCATATCGATCACGATAAAAATTTCTTACATTAGTTGCTCTAGGGTCTTCTTTAGGTAACATATTTAAAAGTAAATTTGTTGGAGTTGGAAGACCTCTTAAAATTTCCATTATACCTTTTGATTGTTTTAAATTTCCTAATTCATCAACTGTGACAGCGCTATCCTCTAAATCATCTCCTTCTTCAGCGATGTCTTTATATAATGCCAATTCTGGTTGTGACAGGATACTTTGTTCAAGTGTTGGAACAGTTCCTGTAGCTCCCATGTTTACTTCAGGATCTAAATTAACATCTAGTTCTGGAGCAGAATTATTTGTCTCCATTGACATTGGAGCACCGAAATTAGAACCTATTTTAGGAGTTATAGATTCTAAGTTGGGATTTAAATTAGCTACTTCACCTAAGTCAGATGCTGCTGCTTTACCCATACTAAACATATCAGATATTTTTTCCGCTAAAGACATATTAGATATTCTTTCCGCTAAAGGAGCAGATGCACCTATAAATCTTTCATATGCACTTGATAAAGGATTTTCTGCAGAAATCGCTTTCATTATTCCAGATGGTGTATAACTATCTGCTCTTGATATACCTTGAATGGTATCATATGGTACACTTAAAGCAGCTGCCGCTGCTGGTGAAAGTATATCTTTTAATAATCCTCCAGGTAAATTTCTAACTAAATCCTCTGTAGCTCTAACATTATAGTCTGCTTGTGTTGAAGCATTATCTCTTATATCTAAAAAATTTCCTCGTGGATATAGTTTTTCATATATTGCCATTACGCTAATCCTCTTTGTCTAAGACGTATTTGTTGTTCCTCAGGTGATAATAAAGCAAGTTCTGTTGGTGTCAAGCCTTGAGATGTAACATTGGACCCTGGACCCTGAATCTGTGATGTTTGTAGTATTTGTTGATTTGGCATTGGTGGTTGTCCAATATTTCCTAAACCAAGACTTTCTGCAATACCAGGTCCTTCTTCTAAGTAATCAGTTAAATCTAAATCAAATGTTTCTCCTAAATCTAAACCTTTTAAATCTCTATTCATTTCTCTTAAAGTAGGTTTAATTTCTTTAAATACATCTACGTCCCCTAGATCTCTTGCAATTTCTTTAAATCTATCTTCAATATCTTTTGATGGAAAGTATGGTTCAAAACTACCATCTTTTAATTTTCTAAAAGAATCATCACTTAATTGTCTTTCTTTAAATGTTCTTCTTAATGCATTATCTTCAACACCTAATATATTTGCTGAATTTAAATTTCTATACATTTCTTTTTGTACATTAAATCTTGCTTGGTTTGATACAAAGAACCTTTCAATAATATCATTAGCTTTAATTGGTCCACCTCTTAATAGTCCAAAGTAACCACCAGTAAATTCTCTTCTAGCATTCCTAATACCTGTTTGGTATTCAGCAATTTTAAAACCCATACTTTCTAATGGATCAATTTTAATTGCTCTAAATCCCATTAGTCCACCTAGTTCAGGACCAATTTCTAATTCATCTCCTCTTTTAGTTGGAGTTCCAAATGCTGCTTGACCTATTCTTTGATATTGTTTGTAAGAAGGTGCAAGTGCTTCTCCTAAATGTAAAAATTGAATTGATAGTTTATCTCCAAAAGGTGTTTCATCTGTATATAATAATCTACCTTCATTAGTTCTACCGTTTCTAACTACAATGTCAGTCATGGCTTCTGTCCAAATAGATTCAGAAATAAATGGATTCATAATTTCTCCACTAGCTTCTATTATACCATCTCTAAAACCTCTTAATAAAACATCGTCTGATTCTTGTGCTCTTAAAACATTATTTAATAATGTTCTGAAAGGTCTACCAATTACATCATAAACATTACTGTGACTAAAATCTATATATCTTAATGTTCCATCATCATCTCTCATTGGAAGTAGTGTAGAGTTTTTTGACCATTCAGGAACAAACTGTCTTAATGCTGACATCTCATCTTCAGTTACATCGTACAATGCTTTCATTCCTTCAGTTAATCCAATTGGAACTGCAGTTAATGCAGTAGTCATACCAGCAATTCTTTTCATACCTGTTGCATACATTGGGTTATCATTTTTAACAAAAGCATTTGCTTCAATATCAAATACCATTGGACCAATGTTACTTCCTCTTGTTGGTCTTGAGTGTCTTAACTCAGATAAAGCTTGTTTACCAATACCGGCAGTTGTTCTAATCATTTCAGATGGAAACGACATAAAGTTACCAATAGGTAATACTCTTGATGTTTTAACTGCTGATCCAACGTAAGCATAATTAGGTACAGTGTTTTTAACAATGTCAGCTGCTTTTTGTTTTAATTCTAATTCAACTGCATCATCTAATGTAGAATCTAAATCAGCTCTTTTAATATTTAATTGTTTTGCTCTACCTATTTTTAATCTTTCTAACTCAGTTAAAAAGTTTGTAATTTTAAATGCATCATCCTCGGCTACATATTTACCTTGTAAAAAAGAACCTACCTTTTTCATCTTTTTAAAGAATGATTTTAATATAGTATCAGGTGATACAAATTGATCTCCACTTTGAATTACATCTTTAAACAAAGCAGTTAAGTCTCCAATTTGTACCTGTGAATTTACTACACCAAGTTCTAATAGTTCTTGATATAGTTTTTGCATTTCAGGACTCTTAGGTCCAAGTTTAAATACACCCGATCCTTTGAAACCTTTAACAGCATTTTTAAAAAATGTAGGTTCAGCTATTGTACCATTTGCAACTGTAAACATACCAGCACTAATTAAGTTACGTAAGTGAGTTGGTATAGATAAAATAGTTTTTGCCATTTGTGATGCTGCTTTTGGGGCAAGCAATAAAGTTCTATATAAATATGTTGCAGCAGATTCAGCAGATGATGCTGCTTCTCTACCTCTTATTGCACCTGCTAAACCTCTTGGTACATCATTTGCATGTAGCATTCCTTCTGCTATTTCCTTTGAAGTCCAACTATTTAATATTTCATTATCCACATACTGAATACCGGGCAATCTATTTTCTTTTAAATAATCACCTACTTTAACTACTTGTATTCCTGTTTCATTTGATCTCACACCTTGTTTAGCTAAAGCTTCATCAGTCCAAAAAGCTCCTCTTTCTCCAGCGGCTTGAAGTTTTTTATTATTTTCAGCTATGTTTTCAAAAAAAGATGATGTTCTTGCAGCAGATGATAAATTAGTCATTGCATTAAAAATTGAATATCTTGGATCTTTTATTTCTCCAAATAACTCTCTTATAACTTTAGAACCTTTACCACCTGTTTTCTTTAACATCTCTTCAAATGATTTTGTTTTAATTCCTTGAGCTGTTTTATCAGTGTAATTTAAATCAGGTAATTGTCCTGGTTTTTTTCTAGCTTGTTGTCCTTGTTCTAAAATATCATCAACCATATATTTTGCTTGTTGATAATAATCAGTTGTACCTTCTAAATCTAAACCTGTATCTTTAGGTCTATTAGGATCTGTTTTAGCTAAGTATCTTCTAAATAAAGCTATTGAATTGTTATATGCTTGTTCTGTTGGTTTATATCTTTGAAATGCTTTAAAGAATCTTGATCTTGGTTCAAACGCTCTATACGTACTACCTACCCAACCTTGTATTCTTCCTTTTAAAAGTTCTTGTAATTCTTCTAAACCTGGTTTTAAATTTTTTTTATCTTTTATATTATTATCTAAATAACCAACTAAAGTAGTAAATTCACTTCTAGCCTTATCTATTGCTCCGACTATTCTTTGTCTTGATTGTGGATCTAGTTCTATTTCATCCATTTGTTTAACAATGTCGTCCATACTTTTTGGATTAATAGGTTTACTAATATCTCCTTCAAATAAAGTTTTATTTAATAAATCTAAAAATTTATTTTTTTCATCTTTAGTTGACTTGTTAAAAATAGTTTCCATTTCAGGAAATACTTTGTCTACTTCTTTTGTAATTGTATTTACAATTTCTTTCGCAGCATCTGTATCTCTTGCTTTTAAACCTTGCTTAGTCATTTCAGCTGCAAATACTTCTTCAGGTAAATCACCTCTTGGTCTAAATGGTGCACCAATATATTTATTAATCCATCTTTCAAATGCGCTGTCGCTATACGCTAGTTCCTTTCCTCTTTGTGCTAATGCTTTGGCTCCTTTACCAACACCTGCAATAACCGGTGTAACTAATAATGATTCAGAACCAAATTTAACTCTATTTAATAATCTTCTAGATGCTTCTTCTCTACCATAAGTTTCTTCTCTATCTAATGCAGTGGGTCCACCAAATAAATCTCCAAAGCTACCTATTTTATCCGCATCAGTTATAAAAGCTTCCCCTGTTGCACCACCCATAATACCTGCAACAAATTTTCTATAACCAGCTTTTTTATTTAATTTTTCTACTTCTTCTAATGCTCTTTTAGATTCTTTTCCAAACTTTGCATAAGTACCTGCTTTTTTAGCATTCAAAGCTTTTTGAGCTAGTTTAGTACCTGCTTTAAAACCTGCAGTTCCCGGTATACCTATTTGTGTAAATACTTCTGCTAGTTTTCCAATAGTTCTTTCTTCTGCAATTTCTTCGAATGGATTTATGTCATCAAAAAATCTTTCAACAGATGCAACTGTATCTGTGTCAGCTCCTAAATCAATTAGTTCTGCACCTAATGATACAATACCTTCTGGAACTTTTATTAAACCTGATATTAAACCAGCACCAAATGCGCTATACCAACTAGTTTTACTGTCGGCTTCAGCTGAGTTAAATGGAATTAATTCCGCCATTTTTTATCCTAACTGCTAAATTCTGATGTGCCAAAATTTTTAGGAGCACTTTCTTGTAATTCTTTTAATTTTTTCTGTTGTTCTTCATTTAAATATTGAAAACTTTTAGGAGTTTGTGTAATTGTTTCAGTACTTCCTGGAGTTGTTTCAGTAACTTCTGTTATCTGTTCTATTCCTCCAGTTATATCAATCGGTGTTAAACCTTGTTCAGTCAATAAATATGCTTTACCATCATTTACGTTGTAGTATATTTTTTGTGCACCACCTGCTTTAATTTTTCTTTTCATAATTTTATTTAATTGTTTTTCATCACCTACATCAACATCAATATGACCACCAACTTTACTTTCTCCAAATTTTGTAGCTATTTGTTGTCTAGTTTCAAATTCAAATGTAGCTCTTCTATTTCCTTTGGTAAAATCATTATCATATTCTTCAGCAAAACCTGGAGTATATTCTTGTATTTTTTCAGTTGTTGTTTTTTGTTCTAATAAATCTGCTTCTTTTAATAATTTAGATCTTGTTTCATAATCTGCTTGAGATTTTTTTTGTTGTAATTCTAAATCTTGTAAGTATTTAGCATCAGCTCTTTCTTTAGCAGCTAAAATTTCAGCTTGTGATAAATCTCTATTTAGTTGAGCTTGTTTATCTGCTAATTCTGATTTAAATAATCTATCTCTCTCAGAAGCTTCTAATTCACTTCTTTGTTTCATAGCGGCCCCGGTAGCCTGAACCCGGATGCTTCTTAGGAAATCATCTTCTTTTTGTTTAGATGCTAGCATAGACGCAACAGGTTTTTCAGCTGCTGCAATTAAATTAGAAAGTGTTCCACCACCAGTTTGTTTAGCTGCTGCTGGTCCATACTGTAATAAAAATTGTGTTAAAGGATCAAATCCCCCTCTGTCTCCAGCTGCTTCTAATAATATATCCATGTTTTCTTTTGTCATAGATTTTAAATCAGGTAAATTCATTTTTGAAGAAGATCCAGTAGATTTTGCCATATATGGAAACTGATCAGTTTCACCTATAAAAGGATCAGCTGTTCCTGTTTGATATTCTTCTCTATCTACAATACCTGTCATGATACCTTCGTTGACTGGGCCACCTTTTCTAAACATTGGTCTTTTAAAAACTTTGCTCATATTTAAAATGCTCTGTATAAACCAGCTAGTGTAGCACCTGCACTAATTCCAGTTTGAAATGGACTTGGTGATGGTGCAGTTTGTGTAACAGTTTGACCAGGGTATCCTGATATTAGACCCATGATTCCTGAACCATATTGCTGTGCAGTGGTTAATGGTTGATATAATTGTTGGGATAATAATTGTTGCTGTGCAGATAATTTAGCCTGGTTTTGTGCTTGATTCATACCACCTAAAGTAGTTAAACCTGCAATTTGTGCACCTGCTAATGCAGGAGATTTTGTAGCTAAATTCATTTGTTGACCAAATGCTTGATTCGCTAATTGATTAGCTTGAGTAAAACCTTGTTGTAATAAATTTGCTTGTATTCCTGCTCTGTTTCTATCTGATGTAGATTGATACTCTGCTCTTTGTACACCTTCACGTCCTCCACCAAATGCACCTGCAGCTATTGCTGCTGCTGGAACACCTTGTGCTCTTTTTTGTGCTTGTATGTCATATTCTTGTAAAGTTGTATCAATTACATCTTTTTGATACGGAGACATAAAATCTTTATATGCATCTGGTCCAGAAAAACCTTCAGCTGCTTTTAAATATGGTTTATATGAACCTAGTCCTCCGGCTAGTTCCATTGCTTGTTTTTGTAATGGATCTAAATCTGCAATAAACTGTGGTCCTAATATTTTAGATAAATCTGCACCTTTTAAATTACCAATTGCTTTTTTTAAATCATCTAAATAAAGTTTCGATTCTGATTCTATAAATGTAGCCGGATCTACATTTGTTGTAGTTGTTTCAGCCATTATACTTTACCGCCTTTTTCTAATTTTTTCATCATATCGTACATACGTTGAGCTCCTTTATTGACGTTACCATCACCCATTCCTCTTACAGCATCAGCTGTAAATACAAATTCATTATTGGCTAACATCGCTGGGATGTCATCTGCTTTTTCTTTTACACCAACTGGAGGAATAAATCCACCACTATCTCTGAGGTCTAATTCTGTAACTCCCGCAGGGTTTTGATTTAATGGTAATCCTTCTATTCCTGCTGCCTTAATAGCATTTTGTTCCATTTTACCACCCATAGCAGACTTTTTTCTTTCAGATTTTCTAATTCTATTAATATAATCTGTTAAGGATTCACCGGGCATTACATCAATACCTCTTTCATATGCATCAATTAAATCTCCATAATCTTCTGATCCATTACCATAACCTATTCTACCACCCTCTGCTCTATATTCAGCAGTATTTGCTTGAACAAATGCATCTACTTCATCTTGTTCTGCTTCAGGATTTAGTAATTTATATCCATTTGCTAATTGTATTTTTAAAGCTTCTACATCTCTAACTTGACTTGGATCTTCTACGCCTGAAGCTTCTAAAGCAGCCAACGCACCACCACCTAAACTACCTAATCCAAACATAGCTGCAGTTTTACCTAATGTTTTTTTTCCACCAAAAAAGTTTTTTGCCATACCTAAAATACCTTGGCTTGTTCCTCCACCCATTTCAGGAGAACCTACAGGTAAACCTGTTCCAAAAATAGCTTTTCCAATTCCACCCAAACTTCTAAGATTTGTAGGCATAAAACCCTTCATACCTAAAGCTCCTCCAGGTAATCCAAAAGCACCTATACCTAATAAAGCAGCTTTACCTAAAGGTGATTTAACTATTTTTTTAACACCTTTAATAGCTTTTTTTATAAAACTACCTAAACCATATTGTTCTCTTGGCACAACATTCATAGAACCACCATTTGCTGCCATGTTTCTCATTATCATTTGAAGTTCATTACCAGGTATTTGTGTTGCACCTAATCTAGGATCACCAGGATTGCTTTGCATTCCGCCAGGTGCATCTACAGCAGGTCTAGGACCAAGCAGGTAAGGAGCTACAAAATTATTAGCAGCCGGTCCTAAACCAAGTGGTATTCTAGGACCAACTCCTTCAGCAGTTTGCAATGGACTTATTTGTCCTCCTGAAGGCTGACCTATTTGACTTTGTAATGAATCTATAGATTGATTAATACCTTGTAACTCTTGTTCAGCAGAATCTATATTTGAACTTAAACTACCTAGTCTAGGATAAATACCACCGCTCTCACCTAAATCTTGAATACGTCTTCCAGGAGCCTGGATTAAATTAGCCAACGTAGGCACAAAGTTTTGTGAAGGTCCTCCTCCAGCTGCCATCTGTGGATCTATTAATTGAGCTAACGCTGCTGCTTGTGGACTTGCGAATCTTGTCATAGTTTATATATTTAAAAAAGTTAAAAGCAGGTATATAAACCTGTAAATGCTGTACTTTATTTGATTTTTTTGTCAACGTCAACACGTTTTAGAGCTTCTAATTGATCATAAAATCTACCACAATATTGATGCTCTCCTACATGTGTAATGTAGTCTAATGCATAGATATATACTTTACCCCCCATATCTGTCCATCTTTGACAGAAACCAAAGTCTTCACCAAAGTATCTCTTAGTTTCTACATCATGTAATGTATCAAATAAATTATAAAAATTTTCTTTTGCTGTTTCTTTACCATTAACTATAGTAGGCTGATATATCTTCAATTCTGGATAATGCTTTATCATTTTTTCTATAACTTCTCTTTTAATTAACATACATCCAGTAGGAGCATGACTAACTTCTATAACTCCATGATCAGATATAATTTCTTGTTCATTATCTAGTTTAAGTGGAAAAAAGTAACCTGCCTTTAACAAATCATCTTTTGTTTTTACTAAATCTGTCCGGTGTAATTTTGCCCACATTCTATCTGTGTCAATCATTTTCATTGGATAGGGACATGCAATAATGTCTTTATCAGCACCTATCATTTTAAATATTGTATTTGCTTCAAAGTCTATGTCTGAATCAATAAATAATAAATAATCATAATTATCAGAGTGATTAAGAAACTCTGCTACACATAAATTTCTACCTTGTGTAACCAAAGATGATTTTAGTAAACTAAAACTAACCAATATATTTTGTTTCATACACTCTAATTGAAATTTTAAAACCGCTTGTGTATAATGCATAGACACATCACTGTGACATGGAGTACATACCATTATTTTTGTAACATTATCTCCACTTAAATTTATTTCCAACACACTTCTTGGTTCAACTTTACAGTTTTTTATAGTTTGATAAGTGTCATTATTTGTAGTATTTGTTTTGTCTTCAAACCAAATAGGTTTATTATTTTGCATCTATTGCTCCTTTTAAAAATCTATTCCAAGCGTTTCCTTTTATTTTCCAATTGTAGAAATGATTAACAAATTTTTGTTGCATTTTTAAATGCTCTACCATACTTGGATCTTGTAAAGATAATGCAACCATTTCAATACTACTTGCAAATTTTTTAGCTAAACTTCTATAATCATTAGAATAAGGAATATACATTGGAAACTCAGCCCCAGTTTCATATAAAGCCCCATAATTAGTTGTCACACAATAAAGTCCAGCAGCCATGGCTTCTAGTAAAGATATACAAGATGTCTCTTCCCAAATACTAGGATATACAAACAATCGATAATCTTTTAAATGTTCTTTTATATATTCGTTTGGTTTATATCCAATATAATTTACGTTAGGTAATTTTTTTGCTTGATTATATAAATCATGATAATGATGATCATTGTGATCATGAAACGCTTTACCATATACTTCTGTTGAAGAATATACATCTAAAGTTATTAATGGATTTTTAACTAACTGCATTGCACCTAACAATACAGATAAACCTCTCCATGGTGTACAGTGATGAATAATTTTTATTGGTTCACCCTTTTTATAAATAGTTGGAATAGGTTCAATATTTTCTATACCATTTTTTATAACTAAACATTTTTCTGTAGGTAATTCAAATTTTTTAATAAACTGTTCAAAGTTCCAATTAGAGTTAAATACATACCAATCATATTTATGATGATTTGATTTATCTTGAAACCAGTTAATTAAATTTTCTTGATCCCAAGAATTTTTTTGCCATAGAATATTTATTTTATCTAAACTAAGTGGTATTTTTTCTGGAACTGAGGTACAAATTTGAAATTGATCTAATAACTTTGGATCAACATGTTTTTTTAAATATTCAAATTGTAATTCTGTTCCGCCTCTAGGACTTTGGTTTGTCATTATTTTTATTCATAACTTTCTGTAAAACGTTTAATCCTTTCGGTGATACCTCTACTTTAATATCTTGTGCAATATGTTCTGCTACTGTTTCAGTATTTGGATCAGCTATATCAGCTTCTTTCTCTGCTTCGTCTTTATATATTTTATTTGTTCTAGTGTTTCTTAACACTACTGTTGTAGTACAATCAATTTTTAATAAGTCTTCGTTGGCCATTATCCATTCTCCTGTGATCTGTCTATTAAAGCATAACTTATCAGACCTTGTATTTTATTACTGCCTGTAGCTGCTGTTACTGTTATAGCATCTCCTGCTTCTAAATTCAAGCCTTGAGGTGAAGCATTTACTTGTGATTTAGCTGCTAAATCATCACGAAAAAATTCATACTCAGTGTTTGAATCAGACGAGTCAACAAAATTCATGTTTACTAAAATAGCTGATGACGCATCGTTGTTTGCACAATAGATACTTTTAACTATGATTGCCCCATCAGTAGGACAAGTAAGAACCGTTGCTTTAGCTGTGTCAGCTTGTTTAAAACCTTGATTTTTATATTGTATAGTCATTAGGATAAAAAGTAATTATATGCATCTTGCTCTTCTTTCAAGTCTTTTTGAAAAGAAAAATTAAGTTGGTTCTTTAAAGTAGCTAAAGACTCCAGTATCTGTCTTTGATTCTCTACATCATATTCTTGTTTAGGTTCCGGTATATAATTATCTATTTTTGCCATTATCTTCTTCCATCCGGTTTTATATCTACACGTAAAGTTCCATAACGCCAAGTCTCCCCTATAGCATCATTTTCTATTTTAATTGCAAGTAATCTTCCTCTAGCTCTAGTGTCTACTTTATTAGTAGATGAAGTTATTGTAAATGGTCCAAGAGGTGAACTAGATGCTGTACCACTTGGATAGTTGTTTAATAATAATGTTACTTTTGAATTACCAGTTAATACTTTAAAGTCTGGTATAAACCGTTTCATAGACATAATAAATTCACCATCACCTCTTAAATCACCTATATTATTAGAGTTACTAATATCAAAATCACCTGATTTAATAAAAGCATCAATTGATGTTGTACCCGAGCTATTGATTTGATCGGTTCCGGTTTCATGAGCATAGTAAGTTGATGCACCATGAGTATTTGTGATACCTTGAATTGGAAAATTAGGCAGAGCAGTTTTATTATACTCAGTTGCATAAGGTAAATCATAGACCCCTGTGTCCATGTAAGATGTTCTAGCTAAAGAAGAAGTTGTCCATAAATTTTCTGAATAATTATATGTTACACATCTATTAATTTGATCAGTACCATTTTTTGGATAAAACCAATTTATTTCACCGTATAAAGTATTGTGTTCTGCATATATTATATCGCTTGCATTATAATTAATTCCTAAATTATCTCCTGTTGTAGTAAATACAAAATCTTCCACTAAACAAGGTATTGATTTTACAGTACCATCAAACATAAAAAATCCACCTTCACCTGACATCCAAAACACTATACCATTAGAATAACTAAGTGCGTTTTGTCCAATCAATCCACAGTTGGTGCCAACTTGTCTAACACTAAATGTAAATGGTGGTCCAACATATTGAATAACATATGCAGATGAATCTGTTAATACTAATGTGTAGTCTTTACCAGACACAGCACCTACAATTTCATTACCTTTATCAACTCTAAATGTTCCTGCAGTATTCGTTGCTGTTGGAGTATATGTATTAAAATCTTCTTGATTAGAAAATCTTATAAACATTGGATCTTGAGTTGCTGAATCTCCGATAGTAGTTTCAGTTCCAAAATGAAATACATGTCTATCTCTATCAGATACTTGTGTTAGTCTTGATGCAGTTGGTGCTCCTGTCATTATTGTTGCTCTGTTTGCTTTTGGATTTACTGCTCCTGCATTCCATGTAAAAGTTTTACCATTGTGAATAGTTGCAATAAGTATTTGACCAAAATTATCTAAGGACCATAAACCTGGATCAAGTGTTACTGTAGATGTTAAAGATTCATTTCCCCATGCAATATAAAATTCAACAGTAGCACCACTAGAGTGAGCAGATCTAGTGCCAGCAACCGCTCTTGTAATACCAGTTAAATTATTTCCAGTTATTCCAGTGTATGAAATATATTCAGCACCAACCCTAATAGTTCCTCCTGTGGTTGGAAAATTTGTAGTAGAAGTTAAAGTAATACTTGTACCTGATCCTCCTGTACCAGCAGTATCATCATTCAAAGCACCATTTAATGTAGATGTAACACCGGAAGCACCTCCCCAAGAAGCTGTACCCCAACCTAAACCTGCAGTTTGAAAAGTTGGACCTACTATTTCATATGGATCAATCTGTGCAGAACCGGTTCCCGATGTACTTCCAGTTGAATTAGATGGCATAGTAATTTGAAAAGTAT